ATTACCAGGTCAGGGTGTTGGCAGCGGCAACGCCACCCGGCTGGATCAGGCCCCACGATGCGGGCTGGACGGTGCGGACACCGACGCTCCAGGTTTGCCACAGGCTGCGAGCCACAGCGCCGGTCGTTCCAGCGCCAGACGGCAGGCCGTTGGCCGAGATGCCACCGTTCGGCAGCACCTGACCGACGGGGCCGACCACGCCAGCGGCAGTCACAGCGTGGGTCGGGGCAGAGCCGTCGCTGTCGGCTTCGACCACAGTGGCGACGTCCGACACGTCGAACTCAGTGGTGTCAAAGGCAGTGGCCAGCGTCGCGGCATCGACCAGCATCATCGTCTTGCTCGGGACATTCAGCGACTTGATCACTTCGATGCCGAGCAGGCGACCGCCGTTCATTTCCGCAGCGAACAGGAACTCACCCATCGCGGTCTGCATCATGCTGACCGACATCGCGTCCAGCGTGTTGACGATCAGGACAGGGCGCGAACCCAGACCAGCGCCAGTCAGCGTGCCCATCGCGGCCTTGATGTCGGCCACGACAGCGTCAATGCCACCACCAGCGGTTCCGGCAGCAGCCGACACCCCGTTCAGGATGCCAGCGGGACGGACGCCTGCAACGGCAGCACCGGCACCAACGAACGCCGCGTCCATCTCGACGCTCATGTCGTCCAGGATGGCTTGGCGAACGATGGATTCGATCGCCGGGGTGGAGCGCCGTGCCAGTTCCTTGCTGAAGGTGCTGATGACGCCCATCTTGTAGCGGCTCAGCTTGGAGGCACCGATCGCCATGCGGCCCAGCGGGATCGCGCCGCCTTCGCCAACCCACGCGCCGCCCATGTTGGCACCGGTCGCGCCACGGGCATTCCGGCGCGGCAGGGTCACGGAGTCAAAGCCGCCGAAGTCCAGCGGGACAGCCTTCGCAGCCAGCGCAGCGGCCACCGAGGTCGGCACCATCAGGTTGATGAAGCCACGGGTGTCGGTCTGCACCAGTTCCGCAGCCCAGCCCGCGTCAAACGTCGTGGCCAGCGGGACGGCGGACTTCGCGACCAGGACGGCTTCCAGCGCCTTGTTCGACTTGTAGCGCTCGGCCAGCACCTGTTCCGGGTTCTTCTTCTCGCAGTGAGCGAGGAACGCGACAACGGCCTGCTTGGCGAACAGGTCAACCGCGTCGGTCGACTTGCCGGTGGAATGGATGATTGCCGGAGCAACAGCGGCGCGCTCAGCCAAAGCTTTCTCGGCGCGTTGCAGGCTTTCCAGCGACTTGGTCATCTGCTCGACTTCACCGGCCAGTTGGTCCACGGTGGCGAGGATGCCGTCATCGTTGGGGGAGGTTTCCAGGCTCTTGGTGGCTTCCACCAGAGCATCCTTCTTGAGGACGAGGGCTGCTTGTGCAGCGACAATGCGTTCAGCGAGGTTCATGATTTTTCCTTGAGTTGCCGTTTTGCGGCGATGATTGCAAGAGCAGCACGTTTCCGCACCGCATCAAAGTCGCCGGACTCGGCGGGATCAACGCCTTGCTTTTGGACAGGCAAGGTGATGTTGAATTGTTTGGCGATCTGCATCGCGCGAGGATGCGCCGGAGTGGAAACGATGCTCGTCTCCATCAGGTCAATCTCTTTGAAGTGGATGCCGCCTTTTTCGTTGGGTTCACCGCGACCACGGAATCCGATGCTTGCGCCGAGCGGCACGCCATCGTCCAACAGCGTCTTGAGCATCTGGCCAAGACTGGTGGAAGCAAATTTGATGTAGCCGACGAGGGTGTCCCCTTCGCGCTTCAAGTTCGTCCAGAACCCGGCGATCTTGTCGCTGTCGTGATTGAACAGAGCGATGAGTTTCTTCGTTCTTGCCGCGATCCCGTCGTAGGCTTTCGGGTCGATTGTGTCGCGCACCCTGTCCGGCGTCGCAGCCGACATGATAAACTTGCCGTCGAACTCGGCTGTCGCGGACTTCTGGATCTGGATGTCAAGGTGTTTGGTGTGCACAGCGCAACACTTTCATCAAGGAAAGGTTGCCGTCGTCCCGCTGCGCAGGCCCCGGAGGATTTGATTTGCGTCTGTCTTCAGGAAATGGTCTGTTTCTAGCCACGAACTTGCCCTGTCAACGTTGCATTGACCTTGATTTTGCCTCGCTTCCGCAGCACAGTCAACAAGATCAGGGAAAACACCTACCCAATCATCGCAGAAACGTCGAATTCTGCTGCTTCGACCATGAATTCGCCTGTCGACATGACTGCCGCGACCAACGGGTCGATGCGCTGGGTGGCCTTGCTCTTGTCGAGTTTGCGGTTGCCTGCCGGGTCGCGCACAGAAATTGCATTGGCCGCAGCCATGTTCAACAGCGGGTGTGCACCGTGACGCAGCTTGCCCTGCAACAACAACGTCTCGAAGTGCTCCACGCGCGGGCTCATGGACTGGTAGCCTTGACCGACTTCGATCCATTGGGCGGACTCCAACGCATGTTGACGAGCGGCGGCACCTTGCGCCTCTTTGATGCGCCAGCGGTCGAAATGCACAGAAGCGACCTCGATTTCCAGCTCTGTCAGCTTCATGCGCAACCACTCGAACAACCAGTCGTAGTCCAGCGTCGCACCCGGCACCGCGACCAACTGGCCGCTCTTGACCCAAGTCGTGTACGGAGCCTTGTCGCGCAGCTCGCGCTCTTTCATACCGATTTGTGGCGCGAACACAAACGGCAGCAGGTGAACCGCGCCGTCAACGTCCTTGGCGCTGAGCACCGCAGCAGTCAAGTCGTTGCGCGACGACAAATCCAGCCCCAGCGCAACGCGCGCCCCGGAGCGGAACACGGCCACATCTGGCGGCTCAGAGCAGCTCTTCCACACGCCGGGTGCAAGCCAGATCTGTTGCAAGCTCACCCGTTGGTTCAGCAGCAAGTTGCGCGTGGACGCCTCCAGCGCCGGGATGCGCGCGGCTTGCTTCAACTGCTCTTCCAGATCTTTGCGGCTGCGGAACAAGTCCAGCGCCGGGTTGGCGGCCAACCACTGCTTCTCGTCCAACAGATCGCAATTCGGCTCTGCAGCGTACAGCTGGCAAACGGTGTGCGGATCTCCCGACCGCAAAGCGTCGTCAATGCGCACGCTCAGGAAGTCTGCGTCGGACGCGGCTTGTGTGCTGATCATGATGGTCAGCGGGTTTTCGTGAGCGCCGCTGGCCGTGAGACACGCCTCCAGGAAGGGCGAAGTCGGGCCGACCACTTGGCCGCACTCGTCGATGATCAGCAGCACCGGGGAAAGCCCGTGAGCGGTGGTGGCGTCAGCGGACAGCGCCCGGTACTCGACGTTGTCCTTCAGCCCGATGATGCGCTTGGCGGAGGGGACGATGCGGTACAACCCCTCCAGCTCTGGATTCAGGTGCAAGATCTTCACCGCGAGGTTGAAGACGAGCGCGGCTTGGTCGCGGCTATTGGCCGCAGACAGCACCTGCGAGTTGCGTATGCGCTCCGGGCCGATCGTGTGCGCCAACAACAAGCACGCGATCGTCACCGTCTTGGCGTTCTTGCGCGCCATGGACAATATTGCGTGCCGCGTCAGGTGCGGGTTGTCGTACACGGCGCGTATGAAGCGCAGCTGGAAGTCAGCGAGCTTGATGGGCTTGCCGACCAACGCGCCCTCCGGCACGCGGCAATAAGTCTCGATGAACTTGATGACGCGGTCGGCGCGCGTGGGTTCACTCTTCTTGCGCGGCGGCATCTTCGCTCTCTGCAGCAGCAGTTTCTCCTTTTGCGCGGGCCACCCTGTACGGGTTGTAGGCCCACACGGGGCAGATCTCCGACCGGCAAGTCGCGGCCTCTTCTGCGTCGAAGTTGCAACAGTCGAAGCACTTGGCCTTGATGGCGGCGCGCGGCGAGAGCTCGCCCTTGTAGGCGCGCTCCAGCATGGTGCGTCGCCGCTCGGGCACACGAGCGACTTGGGCGGCTTGGCGCGGGGTGAGTTGTGTGGTCAAATCAGGTCTCCTTCAGAAGCGCGCTCCAGCACCTTGCGGGTGGCACGAGCAGCGCTGTTGCGTTTTTGCTGGTCTTGGTTGGTCAAGCCGCGCGCCGCCGCGCCCAGCCCGATCAGTTTGTTGAGCTGCACCACCGTGGAGGTGATTTGCAACAACATTGTGCCGAGCGGGTTCGTCACCAGCGTGCCGCGATCGTTGCGGGTGGTGTAGCCTTCAGCGTCCAGCCCCTCGTTCACCTCCTCTATGCGGCGGTAACAGATTGCGAGGTTGGCCGCGACGCGCAGGTCGTTTTCGCTCCACGTGGCCGGTTCACGGTGGTCGACGATGCTCTTGAAGATTTTCTGTTCGTGCTCCGTCAGCGGAATTGGCGACACCGCAGGCGTCATCACGCCGCGTGCCAAGTCCTTGTAGCCGTCAGAGCTGGTGAGTTTGGTGCGATTACGGGCAGCCATGAGAAACTCCTTGGTTGGTTTGGTCGGGGAATGAGCGTAGGCCACTGACCGGGTGGGATACGCGGGAAAACGGGGGCGGGTGGTGGAACGGTAGCATTGGAGGCTCGGCTGGGCGTTTAGGCCCACCCCGGCGGGTATCCGTGCACGTCCACCGCGACAGTCTCTTTTCCGCCACGGCCTTTCTCGGCATGGCGCTTGTTGTCGCACGACGGGCACAAGCACCGCAGGTTGCTCAGATCGAACGCCAGCGCCGGGAATTGCCGCACTGGGCGGATGTGATCGACCCGGCTCGCCCCAATGCCGCGCAATGAAGCGCCGCAGGTGACGCATCGCCAGCCGTCCCTACGCAGCGCGGATTGCCGCAGGGGTTTCCATCGAGGGTCGGTGTATACATCCAACATAAATGCTCCAAATTCTTTCCATCCGGTCAACCGCTAACCCGCAACCCCTAAAACCCCTATATATAAAACAGCCTGAATCTTTCTCGCGACTTTACTCGGTAGAGGTTTAGCGGTTGACCGGTTTGGCAAAATTCGCTCCAAAGCAGTAGTCATTCAGAATTGCGGCCCTTGGAAAAGTCCGTTTGCGCGTCCATCGACGATCCGCTCCTTCCAAGTGGCAAACAGCTCCGTGCCCATCGCGTCACGCTCGCCTTGCTGCGCGGCCATTTCTGCTTCGGCTGCGGCATCAACCAAGAAGAAGCGTTCCGGCACCCCGGAGAGGTTCTGTCTGCCCAGCGGCACGACCTTCAACCGTTTCAAGACGTGGTGAAACGCTGCGCTTTGTTGCGGCGTCGCTCCGATGTCTCGGATCAGGTCAGAAGAGCAGAACATCTTCACGCCAGCGTCCTTCCACTTCTTGACGGTTTCTTGTGCGTCGCGTTCGAGCTGCGGCGTGGAGGTCTTGATGATGTGGCGCTTTGCGTCTGTCATGCGCGGACGCGCGCCTGGATTGAACTTGCTCAGGTCTCTGGAGGCGAGGAAGTGCGACACGCCAGCGATGAATTCGTCGTCGTCCAGCGCGCGGTAAAGTCTGTCGTAGTATTCTTGCGGCTGCACCCACTCCGGGTTGTGCACGATCTCAAATCTGCGGTCGTCTTCCGGGATCGGCAGCGCGTCGTCGTGGTTGGAGAAGACCAACCAGCGCGTCGTGTTGTACTCTGCGGTCATCTTGCCGTACTTTGGGTTGATCATGCGGATCTCCTCCGTCATGATTTGTCGCAACCGGGCAGACAGCGTGAACAACGAGTTGTTGGTGCCGATGTGGATCTCGTCCACCACCGCGCATCTGCGGCAGGACAACGCATTATTGAATGTGCCGCCCAAGAGCGCGACCAAGTCCAGCGACGGAGCGACCTCGCCGACCCACACCCGCGACAGCACCGAAGATAGCCAGTTGCGCCCGACACCGAACTTCTCTGTCCAAAACAACCACCCATAGTGCGGCAGCACTTGCGGTTGCTGTTCGCAGTGGGCGAGCCAGTCCAAGAATTTTTCTCGATCGTCGTGATTCGGCACAATGTACGACATGTGCGTGTGAAAGATGTTTATGTCCGCCTCCACCCGTCTTCGCTTCATCGGGGTCCACAGATTCACGGACAAGTCGCCAGAAGGGGAGGAGATGAACCGCTCTTTGCCGATGGCGTACATCGCCTCTGTCACGTTCTTGCGTTCTGAGTCCTTGAGCCAAAGGTCGGCGGCTTCGACCAGCACGGGGTCGCCGTGGCGGTTGGTGCGCGTGCCGTCTTGCACCAAGTTCCCTGCCGTCATGTTCTTGAAATGTCGCGGCGGTATCGAAGCGAGCCGCAAACCGTAATCGCTCAAGTGGTCCGGCGGCAGCATCACCACCTCGTCTCGGGCCATGACGTAGATGCAGCGCTCCAGCATCTGCTCCAGATTGACCCGCTCGCTCTTGAACGGCTCCAGCGTGCGACCCCCGTTGGCGATGTCCCAGTTACGTTGTCGTGTCCATTGTTTCCTCAACTCGTGACTTTCCGCGTCCGAGAAAGCGGACAGATTGGCGTTCATCGCCTCCAGTATGCTGTCTGTCATTCCTTGCCACCTCTTTCATTTGCTTGCTCACAAATTTCGTTGAATATCGGCTCCAGTGAGTCCACCAGATCGCCCCAGTCTTTGCCTTCGCAGCTGCCATGCCAGCACTTGAACCCTCCATACCAATGATTCTCTTCCGAAGGCGCAGTCAATGCCGCGCCGTTGTCCACTCCTGCTGTGTGATTCCCGACCCAAGGACAAGTTATGTGCACCCAGTTCTTGCCCGCGCCACCTTCCCCCGTGATCATCCCGAAGTTCTTGATGGCGGCGTAAATGCTCGTGAACATGGACGCCCGCGCCATCGCCTCTTCGCTGGGGAGCCGCCTGTGCACGCGCGCAACCTCGATGGGCTTGAGGTTGAATGCGCTGGCGATTTCCGCGATGGAATATCGCAGCTCCGGGTTCCAGTCTTTCATGTTGACGCGGAACGGCTTGCCGTCGCGCTTGTACTTGTCCTTGCCATTCACGCCGCCAGGGAGTCTGAACACGCGGTTCACCCCCTTCATGCCCGTGTCCTGCCCGAGAAATTGCGCGTGCACGAACGCATCTATCAGCGCATTGAATTTCGACTTGTCGGTGACGAGCCGGTCGAACATGTACACGGCCTGAAAGTTGTCTGGCGACGTCTCTATGAGCGCAGTCGGTTTCAGCGCGTCGATCGTGCTCAGCGGAAATTTCGATCCCGGCCCCGAACCCAAGTCGTCGATCATCAACAACACGCCGCCGACGAAGTTGTCCGTCTTGCGGTCGAAGCGCACACCGGGCTGGAAGTTGAAGCACGAGACGCACCCGTAAAGGTTCGCCCCCTCGTCCACCACCTTCTCGTTCAGCACGCGCACGTTCCACTTGCCTTGGATGTTGGCGTATGGGTCACCGCGAAATTGGCACACCGCCAACCTCGCATTTTCGGGGACGAACTTCTGCGTCGCGCGAATGAATTCGTCGAGCTTTGCGTTTTCACTCATGACACCGCTCCCATGCAAAAAAAGAAGGGGCCAGCAAATGCCAGCCCCCGTGTTGTTTGCGTCAGAACGCGTCAGATTGTGGTGCGGGTTCCTGGTAGCGGACTTCGCCTGCGCGACCTTCGCGCAGCGACATATAAAACGCCTTGCCCGCTGCGTAGTCCTCGACGTTCTGGGCCATGCCTTCCAGCGCGAACTTCACGCCGTACCAGGAGCCTTGGTCGTTGCTTTCCAGCACCGTCGTGACGCGCACGCGGTTGGCCCAAGTGGGCGGACACACAGCGGTGCCGTTAGGCGCCTTCACACGCACGCCGGACAGCATGCTCATCAACGCCTTCGACTTCTTGATCTGGGTGCTGGTCAGCGACAGCAGCACGTTGCCGCCACCTTCAATCAGCGCAAAGTGGTTGCGTGTGTCGGACAGCCGGTCAGAGCGCTTGGGGTTGATGGAGCCGTCTTCTGCGGGGAAGTACAACCGGCCTTCCAGGTCGTGCACCGTGCCGTCTGCGGTCATGTGCGCAACCGCTTCCGGCATGAGCTCGCCCTTGAAGCCGCCGCCCGCATCACGCGCGCCCCAACGCACAAAGCGCCGCTGGTAGTGGCACGGCAAAATCACCACGCCGACCTTGCCGTCGTAGTACTCGCCCGTCACCGTATTCATCAGCATCCCGGCCTTGGCGTCGGGGTCGTACTGGCTGGAGGCCTCGTCCATTTGCGGCGACATTTTCTGGATCACCGTGAGGAACGGAATGGCGAACGAATCCTTGTCCGCGCCTTCCATGCCGCTGCCGGCGTCTGCCATGAAGTCTGCGTCCATGTACGGCAGCACATTCGTTGCGGCGGGTGCTGCAACTTCGGTGGCCGTCGATGCGGCCTTGTCTTCTGGTTTCTTGCTCATGATTTCTCTCTGATTTCACTTGGTGAATGTTGCGACGCTGTAAGGGTGAACCCCGAACAGATCGAACGGTATTGACTCGCCAGCAGCGAGCCGCTCTTTGATGAACGCCTTGAGCGTCATCGGGTGGACGACTTCCTGCGAGACCGCAGGCAGTCCGTCTTCGTTGAGCCGCGCAGCGCATTCCCGCGCAGCCTCTAAGTCGCCCCTGCCAAACTCGACAGCGACGACCGTCTTGATCAGCGCACCGTGCCCGTGATCCGTCAGCCACTGCAGCGCTTGCTGCTGCTTTGCCTCCGTGATGGCGCAGCTGATTTCCTCTTTCACGATCAGCCGCTCGCCGGTCGACAACCGGAACTCAGACAAGCCAACCTCCCGCATCAGCTCCGGCAGGTCGTCTTGGCGGATCTTCGTCAAAGCCGCCTTGCGTTCCTTCAGTTGCGCCTCCAACGCGGCCACCGCGTTTTGCTGCGTCAGCATCAAGTTCGCCAGCGTCGTTACGCGCTCCAGATCGCCGCTCATAACCGCACCTCCACAAGCCGGTACTTTTCCGTTTCCCGATCCCACCGCAGCAGCCGAACGTACCCGAACTTCTTGATCTGGATTGCGGCGACCGCAGCGATCAGTGCCGGGTCTCCAACGGCCAGCACATAGTCCTCTTTCACAGAATCAATCATGCGCAGCTTCATCTCGTCGATGACGCCTTGGATGTCGTCGTATACGCGGGCTTGATTGGCGATCGAGAAGGGGAGGAGGATGACGGACTCACCGTAGCTGAAGGCCGACGACACGTCGACTGCAGGTCGGTGCGTCTCCGTTGTTGGATTCCATCTGTGTGGAACGGGTGGCACGAACACCTTGTTCATTTCTTGTCCTTTCTGTGACTGTTTTCGAAGAAAAACCGAGAGCGTATTATCGTCTCAAACCGCCGCAGTATTGAGGAAAATTCCGCTCGGAATTCAGCTCTCGGCACCAATGTGTCCAACATCGTTATAATGCGACGTCGCGCGCGTCTGTCACCTAGCTTGGCAGCCAAAGAAGTCCATGTCCGATAGCCGCCCCGCGCGCCGCCCCAAAAAAACCACGAACGCCCCCCCCGCACCATACCCCGTCCCCCACCGCCGTGGCCAGCAAATGGCCATATAACCACGAGCCAATCAATGGGCCATAGAGCCACGACGCGCGGCCAGACGGGGTCAGCCTCAGCGCCGCGCCGCTGGCCAGGCAACGCCCATATAACCAAGACCCACGAGATGGCCCAGGAAGCCACAACGACCGGCGAGACGGGGTCGGCCCCAGCCGCGTGGCAACGCCAGGCAACGCCCATATAACCAAGGCCCAATATATGGCCCAGGAAGCCACAACGACCGGCGAGACGGGGTCGCGCACAAATATCTCGTTTGCCCAAAAATCGCCCATATAACCACGACCAATTATATGGGCCAGGAAGCCGCGCCGAGCGGCGAGACGGGGGTGGCCCCAGAAACCCTTTGCGCCCAGGAAACGCCCATTAAACCAAGGCCCAATATATGGGCCAGGAAGCCAAGGCACGCGGCGAGACGGGGTTGCCCCAGATATCGCGGGCAGGCCAGGAAACGCCCATTAAACCAATACCCAATATATGGGCCAGGAAGCCACCGCGACCGGCGAGACGGGGTAGGCCTCAGTTCTTGCGTTTGGCCAAATTTGGGCGCGAGCCGCCGCCTGCCCGCGTGCCGCCTAGGGCGCAAAAACGCCGGATGGCCATAGGCGTGTTGTAAGGCCCAAATATGCCAACTCAGCGCGCGCCCACACGAGTGCACCAGGTGCTCGGCGATCGTGGCGAAATCGGAAGATGGGTTTCCGTGTGTTCTTTGGGCGATTTTCGCCACGAAAATTTTCCGCCCGTACCCCTGCACCAGCCCAAATTATCTCCGGAATTCGTCCAAAATATATTTTTGAATTTTCGTCAAAACGCTTGCCTTTTGAGGAAAATTCCGTCATACTTCGGGTATCCCCAGGGGGGGCGGGAAAAACCCCAAACAACCAACCTTCAGAAAGCGAGAAAATCATGAAAGCCAACCAAATCACCGCCGCCACCACCGCTGAGCTTGTGGCCTTTTACAACACCCACGCCGACAAGCCGGTCAAGAAATTCGCTGACCGCGCCACCGCAGAAAAGCGCGTGGCGGCTTTGATCGCGTCGCTGGCCCCAAGCCCCGCTGACGCTTGCCCCTTCTGTGGCGGCACAGAATTGACGTCGGGCCACGGCCACGACGACGGCTCCATCACCGATGAACATTTGTTCACGTGCCACGACTGCGGCAAAGAATATGACGTGAACACCGGTGAGGAATTTGTGGCCAAAGAAACTGACGCCACGCGCGCGGCGGCCATTGCGGCTTCTTGGCTGAACCCGGAAACCGCCGCCAAGCGCGCTGAGCGCCACGGCTGTGAGGTTGATGGCCAATATTTCCCGTCGGTGCGCAAGGCGTTTTTGGCCTTGGGTTTGCCGCTGGCCAAGCACATTTCTTTCCGCATGGATCTGAAGAAATACGGTGAGCAGGCGTTTGGCAAACATTCTTTCGTGTCGGTGGCTTTCCGCCCCGCTGGCCAAGAAGCCGCTGAGCCCGCCGCCGCTGAAACCGCCGCCGAGTGATGAAGCCCGCCGCGCCCATCACCCCGGTGCGGCGGATTTTTTGAACAACCACAGAAAGTGAGAAACCCCGTGAACAACGTCAAGCTGAATTTGCCCCTTGAGCTCGCGCAGGAAATGGACGTCATTTTGCGCCGCCGCGCTGAGCATTTGTCTGAGTGCATCGCCAGCCGCGCGCGTGACCCGCATTTGGTGGACATTGACCGCCGCCAGCTGGCGCGTGCCCGTGAGCTTCAGGCGTTGTTGGCGGTGGCCTTGGGCCGCTGACCCCCGCGCGGCGGATTTTTTGACCAAACATAGAAAGTGAGAAACCCCATGAAACTCAGTTGCATTGAACGCGCCAACGACATCAAACTTGTCGACCGCGCGGCTGGCCTTTGGGAATCCGGCGATTGGTGCGTGTCGGCCGACAATGCCGCCGCCCTTGTCGGTGGACAAATATTCTTCCACAGCGCTTGGGCGGCGGAAAGCCACCACGGAGGAAATGTCGTGGCGTGGCGCGCTTGCGACCAAGACCCGCGTCGCGTCGTTTTCCAGTACACATTTGACGCGGCTTGCGTTGGCGTCAAATTCGCGCGTGGCGCGTCCCGGCAGGCGGTGGCGTTTTGGCGCTGACCCCGCTGACCCCCGTGCCCCGAATTTTTTGACCAAACACAGAAAGTGAGAAACCCCATGAACATTCCCTTCACCGCGCGGCTGCAAGCCGCCCTGACCGCAGCCGGTTATGTCCACGAATTTTTTCCCGCGCAGTGGGAAGATGTCGGCGGGCCGGAAAGCGGGCCACAGCTGGCGGGCCACAACGATTTCCACGTGTGGTCGCTGGCCGTGAACCCCGGTGCCCTCCAGCAAGTTGTGGTCGTGGACGGCCACATTGTTGAGGTGGAAATGGCCCCGGACTTCGAGGGTGTGTACGCGCCCGAGCCCCGCTGACCCCCGTGCCCCGAGTTTTTTGATCAACCACAGAAAGTGAAAACCGAAATGACCGAACAGATTCAAGCTTGCGAGCGGCTCGTGAAGTGCGCCGAGTTTTACGCATCAATGTTGGACGACGACTCCGCCTTGGTGGCGGCGTCCGACGCCAGGACGCTGCTCACAGAAAACCCCGCGCTCAAGTACGCCGCCGCGCGCGCATACGTCAGCCTCACACATTCCCTGGGCGTGTTCCACCCCGAGACGCGCGACGCCAAGTCTGTGGCGCGCTCGTTGGGCGCAAACCCCCGCTGACCCGGTGCCCCGAATTTTTTGATCAACCAACAGAAAGTGAAACCAGAAATGAAAACCCAAATCGTCACCCACACCATCACATACGCCGCGCAAATGAACGGCGGCGACGTTGTGTCGTTCCAAATTGCGCTGATGAACCTTGAGCCGGAAACGCTGGCGTGGGCGCTGCGCGGTGAAGAAGCGATGCGCTGTGGCCTTGCACCGGCTGAAGCCGCCCCCTACGAAATCTTGTCGCTGCACGTCGACTGGACGGTGTGTGAAGCCGCCTTCATCGCGCGCACCACCGGCTGCGGGCCGAAACCGGACGACAACTTCATGATCGCTGGCGTTGTCAGCTGCCTTTCCCCCTTGACCCGGTAAGCCGGATTTTTTCCTCAACTCACAGAAAGACCCTTCATCATGTTTGACATCAACACCGCCATCAACACCGCCATCAACGCAGCCGTCGCCGAGGCGGTCGGCCCACTTCTGTCGCGCATTGCGGCGCTGGAAGCCGCCGCCCCCAAATCCGGCGTGGCCGTACAACCCGCCGCCACCGAGATTGCCGCTGCGGTTGTCGCCGCCGCCGCGACGGAAATTCCCGCCATGGCGCAGCGGGCCATTGACGACGCCATCGCCGTCACCAATGTCGCGGCGCTTGTGGAAAGCGTTGTTCAGGCGTACGACCTTCAGCCGCTGATGGACGCCGCGCTCGACACAATCGCGCTCGACGAGCTTGTGGAAAACGCCATTGAAGCCGCCAACATCAGCGACCAAGTTGAGTCTGTCGTCAACGAAGTTGTGAACGGGCTCGACCTCGAAGGCAAAGTGGAAAGCGCCATCGACCACGCCAACATTGAGCGCGCCGTCGAGCGCGCCATTGACGACGCCGACGTTGTTGGCAACGTTCTGGGCGTGATTGATGTTCGCGCCGAGGTCGTCAAGGCGTTTGCCGCTGGCGAATTGGTGCTGACCCTGAAAGCCGCCTAACGCACCCAAATCGCCACCGGGCGGCGTGGGTGGGGTTGACCCCTCACCGCTGCGCCGAGCCCACAGAGCCGACCGACGCCAGTGTTTGCGCGGCTCCCCCGGCAACCCGGTGGCACGAGTTTTTTTGCCAAACCACAGAAAGTGAGAATATCGTGAAAGTTTCCAAAATCGTCCTGGCCCTTGTTTCCGCCACCCTTGCCTCTGCCGCGATGGCGAGCGGATTTGTCGAATTCAAAACCGCCAGCGGCGGCAAGATGGTCGTGTACAACGTCACGATCACCCCCGCAATCCTCAACGAGAACAAAGACGTTCAGTTTGATCTGGTCATCGAACACCGCCCCCTCAATGGCAGCCCTTTGCGCCAAGAACACACCGCCTCTTGCACAGAGAGCGGCGGGCGGTATGCAGTGATCAACGACAAAGGCGAGATCGTCGGCGCACAAAAGATCTGGGTCGCAGACGGCCAGACCGTGGCAGACAAAATCTTCAGCCACGCATGCGTCGTCTCTGTCGAAAAGTTTGAGGCCATGGCTGCGCGCCAACAACGCAGCGCCCCGAGCGGCTACACCCCCGGCAGCAAGCCCGGCAAGTTTGCCCTTTGACCTAACCACAGAAAGTGAGCACATCATGAACGAAGAAAAGATCATCAGCCGCGTGCGCAAGATGTTGGCTTTGGCCGCAGACGAACGTGCCTCTGACGGCGAGCGCGACAACGCCATGCGCATGGCGCACAATCTCCTGGCCAAGCACAACTTGACGCTCGCGCAGGCCAGCGACACGCCGGAAGAAGCCCGCGACCGCATTGTGTTCGTCGACCGCAACGACCCATGGGCGCGGCAGGTGGCGTACGGCATCGCACAACTGTTCTTCTGCAAGTACTACTTCATCGGGTACACAGACAAGACCCTCTGTCACCACTTCTTCATCGGCAAGGAAAGCAACGCGGTGACCGCTCAGCTTGTGGCCGAACACGCCATCAAGTCTGTGCGCAAAGAAGCCGCCGCCTACGTGCGCGACGGTGGGCCAGGCACGCCACGCGATTTCTGCAAGGGCGCGACCGCCCGCATTTACCAGCGGTGTACCGAATTGCGCCGCGCGGCTGAAGCTGAGTCCGCCGCCGCACCGACCCAGACATCCACCGGCACCGCGCTTGTGTTGGCCAGCTTGTACAAGACGGAGGAAAACGCCAACGACGCTTTCCTCGCACAGCTCGGCCTCAACTTGCGCGAGGGCAAGAGCCGCGAGCGCTCTGTCAGCAGCATCACCGCGTTGCGCGCAGGTGCGGCGTATGGCGACAAGGTGCACTTGGGCCGGTCGATCGGCACCGACGCGCGCAGCGACCGCGTAGCGTTGGCTGCATGAGGGCAAATCGCCACCGGGCGGCGTGGGTGGGGGTAGCCCCCCAGCCAACGCGCCGAGCACACAGAGCCCGTCCCCTGGAGGTGTTCTGCTCGGCCCCCCGGCAACCCGGTGGCACGAGTTTTTTGAATTAACCACAGAAAGTGAAATCGCAAATGAACCCCGCATTCAAAGTCATCATCGGCGCAATCGTCGTCATTGTGTCCCTCGTCGTCGCTGAAGACCTTTACACCGCGCATCAGCGCAGCCAAGTCAACACCACGCTCAAAGGCCTCGACAAGGCCACGTGCGACGCCTGGAGGTCGATGGGCGTGCGCAACCACCCGACGTGCGACCGCTGACATTATCCTCAAACCCCTTGCCTTTTGGCGAAAATTCAGGGATAATTAGGGCTCCCAACCACCCCTTAGAAAGAAGTCAGAAATGAAAAACGACACCCCAATCCGCTTGCTCCGAGAAGCTTCTCACAACCACAAGTACCGCGTTGTGGCGGGCTGCGACTGTGTGTACTGCGGCACCCCCGTCAAGGCTGTGAACCAAGGTTCTGCCGGAGACCATGTGCCGCCGCTGGCTGTGTTGGACGCAAACTTCGGCGTCGCTGTGGGCGACATGGAAACTGTTCCTTGCTGCTCAGAGTGCAACACACTGCTGGGCGCCATCCCGCTGGTCACCGTCGCGCAGCGCCGCGCGCACGTCCTCGCCGTCCGTCCTCTCGTCGGCAAGACAGAAGCCCAGATCATCGCGGGCGCCATGTACAACGCCAACATCAATGAAGGCTTCAAACGTGGCGAAGGTCAAGTCGACACGCCGGACGTGGTCGCAGGACAGATCCTAGACAAGTTGCAACTGCTAGGTTCTTTTTGTGACCCTGCCTGCGGAGACGGCTCTTTCGTGCGCATGCAAATCCGTCGGCTGGTGGAGGCTGGCGTAGACAACGCGTGGATCGAAGCGAACGTGCGCGGCTACGACAACGACGTAGAGATGGCCGCAGAAGCTGTGCGACGGCTGCGTCGCGAATTTCCAAGTCTGGATGGCAAGGCGATCTTCAAACAACAGGACATCTTCACAATGAAAGACCACTTCACCACCATCATTATGAACCCGCCTTGGAACTTGAAGACGGGCGGCAAGACGGTCGAGCGCAACACCTGGCGCAAGTTTGCCGACGCGGCGCTGAAGCTCGCCGAGACGGTCGTCGTTGTGGCGCCAATGAGCGCGCGGCAAGCCGGCAAAAGGGTGCTTGTCGAAGCTGTCCGGTTCGAAGGTGTCGAGCACGACGGCTGCGCGGTTGTTTGGTCGGAGGACGCGGCGCAGGACTTCAGCGCTTTCCCGAAGTTTGATTTGCACTTTCTGTCTCAAGTCGTCGGCGGCGACGCGGTGATGTCTGAAAAGGGCAAGCGAGACATACATTCCGTGGAGCTTGAGAATTGGCGCGGCGGCGCTCCTTACTGGGCAACACCAAGAGCTGCCGCGACTTACAAGGTGGGCGAGCCAAAAGGGTTGTTTCGGCTCAACGCTTCTGGAAAGCACGAATTTGCCTGGTCCAAGTCTCTCCGTCCGGGGAACGTGGCCTATGGCGAGCAGGCTGAGTTCGAGCGGTTCTGCGCCTATGCGTCGTCTGAAGCCGGTGTGCGTGACTTGAGGGCGCTTGCAGACAGAGCGAACATGGGATTTATAAATCTCAACAAGGCCACCCTCAACGCCGCGTTCTCCAGCCGGGTGACGAAATGATGTCGGTCATCATTATGAACCCGCCTTGGAACTTGAAGACGGGCGGCAAGACGGTCGAGCGCAACACCTGGCGCAAGTTTGCCGACGCGGCGCTGAAGCTCGCCGAGACGGTCGTCGTTGTGGCGCCAATGAGCGCGCGGCAAGCCGGCAAAAGGGTGCTTGTCGAAGCTGTCCGGTTCGAAGGTGTCGAGCACGACGGCTGCGCGGTTGTTTGGTCGGAGGACGCGGCGCAGGACTTCAGCGCTTTCCCGAAGTTTGATGTGGCGATTGATCTGTTCAAAGACGGCAAATCAATCCGTTCTGACGACAAGAAGTCGGCCACCACAACCGTCGCTGTGCACAACTGGTCTGGCGCGCGTTTCTGGGCGACGCCGAGCTACGCCGAGCGTTGTGGCGTCAACGAAGCCAAGCTGATGCTCCGGCTCAAGGCAGCGGGCAATCACGACGCAGAATTCGGCAAAGGGCTCCGCGCAATGTGTTACGTCGTCACAGGCCCAGACGCAAAAGCGTTTCACGCCTACACAGAAACGCCAGAAGGGCTCGCGGCTTTGATTGAGTTGTCCGGCGGCAAGAACGGCGGCTTTCTGAACCCGAAGCCTGCTGTGCTCAACGCCGCATTTTCCGCGCGCCACAAGGAACCAAAATGAGCACTCACAACGACGCCGCCCGCGACGCAAAGTACCGCGACCCGTCGGTCGGTTCCGTTCACACGCCCATGGCTATGAGCCGCGAGATTGTCGCCGCAATGGACGCCGCGCTCTTCGCTCCGGGCAAGACGTTCCTCGACCCTGCGTGCGGCTCAGGCAATTTGCTGGTGGCCGTAGCCGAGCGGCGGCTGAGCCTAGGGGTGACCCCCAGCGACGTCGCCGCCACGACATTCGGCGTCGACATCAATGCCGAGGCCGTGTCGGAAGCGCTCGACCGGCTGAGCCTGCTCCTAGGCGAGGAAAACCGCTCGACAATGGCGGCGAACTTTGATGTGCGGGACTGGCTGACAACCAATTAATTTCCCTCAAACCCCTTGCCTTTTGGCGAAAATTCAGGGATAATTAAATCCCCTTCGGGGGGCGGGAAAAACCCCTTCAACAACCTAGAAAGTGAGCGAGAAATGAAACTGGAATTTGTCTCTGTGGCGCAAGCGACGCCGCTGGATTACGAGGATGTGCTTGTCGCGGTCTCCGTGCCTGCGCTGGGCACAGAGGTGCGCTTTGAAGTTGCGTTTTACGAATGCACCGCGCAGCGTTGGATGCGCGCAGCGCGCGGCACCTATGAAGTGCTGGACCATGTGTTGCTGGACCCGGAAGTCGCGTCCGCAGGCAACGCGCGCGCCCCAGCGACCGTCGTGGGCTGGGCCGAGTTGCCCGGTGTGACTGCGGAAGAACTGTTCAACTGAAACAACCAAGGAACAACCATGCTAGCAATCATCGCCTTCATCCTGCTGGGAATGTGGCTCGGCTTTTGGCCGGCACTCGGCATCACAGTGGCCTTCGTCGTCGTCGTGGCGATGATGGACGCCTAACCCGTCAACCAACCAAGAAAGTGAAATCAAAAATGTCCGACGACAAAGACCCGCGCCCCACCGCGCAAGACGTTGTGCTCGTGGAGCCCTTCGAAACCCACGCCATCGGGCGCGCAGCCTACGGCACAGTGCGTGCCAGAGTGTTCGGCTACTGGTCACGCGACCCCATCAGCATCACCATCCAGCGCAACTGGTGTCGCGACCCTGAGTGGAGCGGCGAGTGGCGCGTGTCGTTGTCGCACAGCTCCGGTGGCCGCGACACCTCTGAAGTCGCCGACGACCTGCAAGCCGCGCGCAACCTCGCGGAAGGTCTGTGCGAGCTGGCGGACGTCGGGCAGTACCTGCTGTCGCGCTCCGCAGACTTGGAAGCCGCCTACCAAGAGCGCGTCGCTGAAGACAGAGCCGAGCGCGAGCGCGCCGACGCCGCGCAGCAAGCCGCCTTCGACGCAGACGAGCCGCTCGGCGAGCCGCGAGCGACAGAGCTGCTGCGCTCAGCCGTGGCGCGCGGCAAGACGACCGAGATTGCTGTGTACGCGCGCGGCTCCGGCAGCGCAGAACACGGGGCTGTTTGCATCGGCCCCAGCGGCAAGGCCACGTACAAGCGCAACTTCCGTGTCGTGTCTCGTGCCGCCATGGTCGTTTGGCTTGCGACCGCGAGTCACTCCACAAAGCTCGTCGAGGAAGAAGGTGCCACATGCTGAAGTCTGTCCCCATCGAGCGCATGCAAGTGCTGCGCCGCCTGATCAAGAACGCCACACAACGTCGCCGCCGCACTGCGGCCATCCACGCGGTGGTGCTGACCAACCAGGATCTGTTCCGTGGCGCCACGCGGCCAGAGCAATTTGCCCTTTGCGCCGCGCTCGGCATTCAGCGCAGCTACACAACCGAGATCGCCAAGATGTTGGCCATGACGGATTTCCTGAAGACGCGCGCGGTGCCCGCTGCGCCGCTCACGCTGGAGGCCATCCGCGATGAGATCGCCTCGGCCCAGGATGGCCATAGAACCGCCGCGCTGCATGGGTTGGCCTTCTCCTACCCGGACGTGATTCAGGCAAACACCCTGGAGCACGCCTGCCGCGTGCTGGGCATCGGACAGAGCTACGTTGTTGAGCTGGCCAAGATGTGTGCGCTGGCGCAGTATATGAGCGCAGACCCCCACCACCCCGGAGCGGCGGATTTTTTGATCAACCAACCATGAAATGAAACTACAATGAAAAACGCAACACTCAAGAAGTACGCGCTGAGCATGATCTGCTACGAAGACTTGCTGTCCCACGTTGTGCCGTACGCGATGCGCCTTTGGCACGACGACGCGGCAGGCGTGGCGTGCACAATGACGATGGACGCGGGCGTCTTGACGCTGGGGCTGTACGAGGAAAAGCCCGACGGAGCCTTCGTCACGTGCATCAGCTGCACCTCGACAGACGGGTCTTTCATGGCCCTGCCGCAAACGCTGAGCATGATGGAGGCAACGGTCGACATTGGCCGCGCGCTGCAATTCCTGCAAGAACGTGTCCCAGCAAAACAGAGCTGAAATATTTTTTAAAACCATTGCTTTTTGGCGAAAATTAAGCGATAATCAAACTCCCTTCGGGGCGGCGGAGAAATCCGCCGAACAACCAACCTTTTAGAAAGTGTATCATGACCCCCATCGCAATGTCCCGTGACGCCATCCGCAAAGTCGCTCCCGCTGTGTTCGCCACGCGAGCTTCGTTTGCCACCACCCAGCGCTACAACTTCTTCAGCACCGAGCAGGCGCTGGATGTGTTGGAAGACGCAGGCTACGTCGTCGTCCGCGCTCAGCAAGACAAGGCGCGGCTGCGCGACCCACGCTTCGTGCGGCATGCGCTCACGCTGCGTCACGCAGACGAGGTCGCTATGACGAAGGTCGGCGACACCATCGCTGAGATCATCCTCGTCAACAGCCACAACACCCGCACGAAGCTGACGCTGCGCGCAGGGCTGTTCCGGCTGATTTGCTCCAACGGCATGGTTGTCGGAGACCCTGCCGTCTCGGAAGCAATCAGCCACGCGGGCACCGCCGCGGCAGAGGTGCTGGACAGGGTGCGGAAAGCCGCTGCGCTCACGCACAAGGTGAACGCCACCGTCGAGGCCTGGAAGAACATCGAGCTGACGGAAAGCCGCCAGATTGACTTTGCAAAGGCGGCGGCTGAGTTGCGCTTCGGGGAGCGGGCTGCGTCGTACGAGCCTGTGCAATTGCTGCAGCTGCGCCGCCCCGAAGACGAAGGCCGGTCGCTGTGGCGCGTGTTCAACCGCGTCCAGGAAAACACCGTCGCGCGCTCCCTGATCGGCATGAATGCACTCAACCGCGCAGTGCAGAGCCGCCCGCTGACGGACATCGGCTCGCGCGTCAAGTACAACGAGGAGTTGTGGCAGCTGGCGGAGACCTTTGCCAGCTGATCTTTTGCAACCAACCGCACCGCCGCCGCGCGGTGCTTTTTCACACACGGAGGAACAAACATGAAGTCCAATGCCGGCAGGCCGGTCATTTTGCAAGATCACGACGAGGTACGCATCGGGAGCAATCCCGACAAGACGCTCCAACGCGTCAGTGTGCGCCGCGCCATCGTGGATTTTGTCGTCGACAAGGGTGGGCGCGCCACCGTCGGCGACATCAACAAGAAGTTCAAGTTCGAATGTCGCACGCGGATCATGTCCTTGATCAAGGTCGGGTGGCTGCAAGTGAGCGACAAGGAGGAGGCAGCATGCCAATAATCGGCGCAGGGTTTGCGGGCTTGATCGCGGCGCATGCCTTTCAGAAAGAACACCTCTTCGAAGTCGCGGCAGCACCGGCGCAAATGCATCGTGCGTTGCTGCGCTTCAGAAGCGACGCAGTGAGCAAGCTGACGGGCATTGATTTCCGCCGCGTGACCGTGCGCAAGGGGCTCTACCACGAAGGCAACTTCACAGAGCCCAGCATCGGGCTGGCCAACCTTTACGCGACCAAGTGTCTGCATAAGCTGGTCGGTGAGCGCTCGGTATGGGACTTGGATCCGGTGGTCCGCTACGTGGCTCCGGAGACGTTCTACGAGCAGCTGCTAGACGCGGTAGGCGACCGCATCCACTGGGGCCACGCCTTCGACTTTTCCGGGCGCACCCCCGCGTCGGAGCCGGTGATATCCACTGCGCCGATGCCCTTGGTGCTGGGGCAGGTCGGGCTCGCTGCAGACACCACCTTCGAGCGCGCCCCGATCACGGTGCAGCGGTTCCGGGTGCCGGATTGCGACGTGCACCAGACAGTCTACTTCCCCACGCACACCCACTCCGTTTACCGCGCCAGCATCACCGGCAACTTGTTGATCGTGGAGCACGCGGGCGTGAATGTGCACGGATCTTGGCTGGCGGACGTGAACGCAGCCTTCCAGTTATCGTGGGAAATTGAGCCATTGGACACGGTGAAGCAAAGCTACGGCAAGATCGCTCCCATCGACGACTCACTGCGCAAACGGCTGATTCACAATCTGTCCACCAAGCACAACATCTTCAGCCTCGGGCGGTTTGCTTGCTGGCGGAACGTTCTGTTGGACGATGTCGTCAACGACGCCGCCGTGGTGCGGCGGCTACTCCACGCGCACGGCTATGACAGAAGCATCGCCGCGCTGTGAACGGTCGCTCCCCATCACCCCGGAGCGGCGGATTTTTTGAACCGAGAAAGGAACCACGAATGAAAGTCACACTGATCAGTCACACGCAGGACGCGGCTGAGCTGCTGCTGTTCACCAAGAGCACGCGGCTGACGCTGAGTCCGGGCTTGATGGAGGAAATCACCCGCAAGTCTGACGCCGAGAAGCTGGCAGAGCTGGAGTACATGGCCAACACAATTCCCAGTTCGTGGGAGTTTGTGGACTATGTCTTCCTCGTCGAAGGCGTCAGCCGCGCCTACACTCACCAACAAGTACGGACGCGCGCGGCGTCGTACGCGCAACAGACCATGCGCGTGCTGGAGATGGGCGCGTTCGATTACGTCTACACAGACAAGAACGTGGCAGACCCTGCCGCGCTGGTCATCATCAACGATCTGCTCGCAAAGATCCAGCAGACCTACAACTCGTTGCTCGTGCTCGGCCAGCCCGCCGAGGACGCACGCGGCATTCTCCCGACCAACATCGCCACCAACATCGTGTGCAAATTCAATCTGCGCACGCTCGTGGATCTGGCCAAGAGCCGCACCGGTGGTCGCACGCAGTCTGAATACCAGAAGGTCATCAACGCCATGTGCGACGAGGTGTTGCGCGTGCACCCCTGGGTCGAGAAGTTCCTGTTCAAGGACGGGCGCGATTACTTTGCCGAGCTCGAAGAGTTTGCGCGGCAGAAGTTCCCGGACTTGAAAGAGCGCGGCGAGCTGTTGAAGATCATCGACCACATGAGGAAATCATGAGCAAGGCCGACTACAAGTGCACCGCCTGCGGCCATGTGCAGCAGGTGACGGAGGTTCACACCGAGTATGGCGTGTACGTCGGGTCAGGAGCAAACTGGTGCGACAAGTGCGGCGACGGCAAGCCCGAAAGGGTCGAACCGCTGGCGCGCAGCAGCGCAGCAAATCAGGCCGAGGCCGCGCGTGCAACCGCGCGGATCGCCATCGGGCATCTGCAGGCAGTTTTGAACAAAGCCCGTACGCACACAGAGCAGCAAGCCGCAGACGCTGCCGCGCGTGACTGGCTCATCAGCATTGGGAGCGAACCGGCATGACAACCCCCACATTCACCAAGGAACAACTCGCGCACTACAAAGCCTATGAGCGTGTACGCGCAAGCTGCCGGTACAACATGCTCGACCCGAGGGCGCGGCAAGCGGCATCATTGACGCAGGAGGAGTACGCGTTTGTCATGGAGAACTTTGACGCTCTTCAAGAACAGTTTGAAAAGGAAAGATCATGACCGCAATATTGTGCCCGCACTGCGCGCAAGAACAAGGCTTTTCCGTCGGCGATAAGGACTGCAACTTGTGCGGCGGGCAAGGCGTCCTGACCGAGGAGCAGGCGCTCGCTGCGCTGGAAGCTGCCAAGCAGCGCGCCAGCCGCACCCATGGCGTGGCGGGATCGCTCTCGCAGCACCGCGCTGCGCTGAACGACTACGTGGCGCTGGAGCAGGCGTTGACGCGGCTGGGACGTGCGTCGTTCGGAGAGCAGCGCCGCCAAGTGCGCATCTTGGATCTGGACAACACAATCGCCAACGACGCTTGGCGCATCCCCAGCATCAACTGGCAGAAGTCCAACCCCGAAGAGCGTTACCTGGATTACCACCAGCTGGCCGCGT